AAAACATTTTGTCATTGATAAAGATTATAAATTATTGCTCACGAAGCCTAGTAAGCAATCCGACCACGCCAGGGGTGGTCACAATAAAGAAATATTCATGTTGAACGTTTCTACATTCAAGAAATTCTGTTTAAAAGCCGGGACAAAAAAGGCCGATTCAATTCATGAATATTACATCAAGCTTGAAGGGTTGCTTCACGAAGTGGTTCAAGAAGAAAGCACTGAATTGAAATTGCAGTTGGAACAAAACCAACTCCAATTAGAACAAAACCAACTCCAATTGGATAAGTCTGAGAAAACTGCCGAAAAAATTAGAGAAAAAACCTTGTTGGAACAGTTCGGTCGTAACACACAGTGTGTTTATTATGGTAGCATCGATAATCTTAGTGATACGAATGAAAAATTAATTAAATTCGGACATACAAATAATTTATCCAATAGAATTATTGATCATCATAAACATTATGATAATTTTACATTAGTAGAAGCATTTAAAGTACAAAATAAAGTAGAAATAGAAAATTTAATTAAAACGCATCCTATAATAAAAAAACAAATACGAAATATTACATTAAATGAAAAAAATAAAACAGAAATTATAGCATACAATACTACAAATTTTACTATTAGTCAACTAACAAAATACATAAAAGATATTATTCATTCTAAAACATATAGCATAGATAATTTTAATAAATTGTTAAAACAAAATGAAGATTTATTGAGTGAAAATGAAGAATTAAAAAATCAGTTAAAAATATGTAATGAAAGTATTAGAATTCAATCACTTGAGATTAATGAATTAAATGAAAAATTAAAAACACAAAATAATACGCTACAATTATTTGAAACAGAAAATGTATCTGTTTATCAAAACCCTTTATTGAATGAAGATGAACAAACTAACAAATTTAATGAGTTTATAAATACAATGTGTATTGTTCGTTCAGATGTTGAAGAATCTTCTACAAATATGGAAGGAGCATATCGTATTTGGAATAAGATAAAACCTAAAAAAGATACTTTTCACGCATTTAAAACTTACTTAGATATTAGATTTAAACCATCGAGAATTTCAAATCAAAATAAAAATCAAGTTGTTCATGGTTACATTGGTGTAAAATTAATACAAACTGAGTATAAAAAACGTTATACAAATAATGATGTAGAAATATTTTTATTTCAAGTATGTAAATTTAGTCCTTGTGGAAAAATATTGAATTCAACATTACTTTCAGAATATCAACGATGGAAACAACAAATGAATAAATCAATAGATAATGATGATTTAAATAAAATAAAAGAATATTTAAATGCGTGTGAATATGCGTTAAAAGCAACAGTTTGGACAGAACAAGGTTCAAACGAAGGTTATTATGGAATTTCATTAAAAGTAGACGAATATAAACATAAAACTACTTCATCTACTGGTAAAAAAGTTGAAAAAATAGAATTAAAAAGTGAACAAGTTTTATCTTCATGGGATACAATTGCGAAGGCAGCGGAATATGAAAATATGTCAGCCGCCAAAATGTCAAGAAGTGTAAAAAATAAAACAATTTTTGATAATGATTACTATTATAAAGTTAAATAAAATATAAATTTTAAATATTTTATTTAAAGTTGAAATACTTATCTTATTTTGTAGATAATAGTTCATTTAGATAACGAATTTGTCTAGAACCATCAAATTCAAATGCGTCTGGGTAAATGGCGTGTATAAAAAAATAAAATGATGCGGATAATGACATAAAACAATATGACATTGAGTGTAAAAAATGTTCTCCATATCCCATATTTAGTTGCTCTAAATGTTTAAACATAATATATAGTAGGAATTAAATTTACAAGGTTGAACATTTAAAATACTTATTATAATCTACACAAAGGACATAATTTTTGTGAATTATCTTCTTTTTCTTGAGCATATAATTCATTATATTCTTCTATCTCATTATTAAATTGTTCAACATTTTTGTTGTATTGTATCAAATCATTCTCATATTGTTTTATATATTTATTGGTTTCAAACCATTTTTTTAATTTAACATCTAAATTATCTTCAAATTTAACTGAATTATATAAATCTTCATTTTCATCTATAAACCATTCTAAATATCTATCATCTTCGGTTATGCTATAAAATATTTCTTTGTTTTTATCTTTATTTTTATATGGATAACTAGGTTTCTCTGGATATTCCGGTTCAGGATTTTCGCAATAAAAATTGCTACTAACATAACCATTGTATATTTTATAATAACATTTAGGACATATAAAATGATTACAATTAGGCAACTTTACACCCCAATGATAATTTAAACAAACGCAACATTCTATATTATCTTGTTTAATTAGACCAATTGTTATATTGTCTAATGCTTCATCTAGTCCAAACAAAAGAATATCAACTTCTAAATCATCTCTTAAATCCATTATATCTATAATAATAAATTATGTTATAGTTTTATATATTTTGTTAATATTGGAAATTATAAAACATCTGCTATTATAAAAGAATAAATTCTTTAAATCTTCAAGTGTGTAAATATAATACATAAAATATTATTCTGTGTATTATTTTAATTAAATATTTAATTCTTTTTGTTAGCAAAAGGTCCAGATTTTAATTGACTTTGTCCATAATCGCTTTTACCAATAACAACATTTTCTCCATCAAATAATTCGCTTCTAATATCAGCAACTGAAATTTCGTCAGAATTTAATGTTTGTTCAGTTGTAGTGTGTCCAACCCCAACAAGATTTCCTTCAGTATCAATATCTTGAGTGATAATAGTGCCGTGTTTATCAGCATTCAATTTATTTTCATCAATTGCTTTTTGTTTAGTTTCTTTAACTCGTTTGTCAAATGTATTTTTAGCAACTTCTTCATTTTTAATTTTTTCGTGAACAAGTTGATTTAACTCTTCTTCCATGTATTCAACTCTTCCAGTTTTATAAGCTTCAGGTTCCCAAGGAAGCCAAGTTCCAACAGGTCCAACAAATATATCAAAACTAGGGTCAACTTCTCTTAAAAGTTTAGCGCGTAATTCGGCTTCTTCCTGAGAAGAAAAATTTCCTCTAGCTTTAAATCCTTTAACAGAGGTTTGAAAGTTATGTTTAATACTAAATTTTTTTTCAAGTTCATCTTCATCACGGTCTAAGAATGTTTTGTAATCATCTTCAATAGATGATTTAACAATTGAGTCGCGCTCCTCTTTAACAAATACTTCAAAATCTTTAATAACTTCTTCAAATTGTAATTTATATTTAAATGAAATAAAATTTAGGAATTGATGAAACTTTTCCATAGATTTATTAATTTCCCATTGTTTTAGAAATTCCTCAAAGAAAAACATTTCGCGTTGCTTTAAAATTTTTTCCGGAGAAATAAATGAAAAACATCCAAAAGTTTGTCCTGCAATAGGTTTATCAACTTCTAATAAATCAACATATTTATTATTAGACGAACCATCCTTTTTTTGTTTTCTGTCGAACCCCTTTTTTCCGGCATTGTTTTTATTCATTTATACTATTTAGTAAATATTTAATTCTAAGTTTTAATTTGTTAAATTAATATTTTTTTCTTTTTAATTTATATAAAGATGGACATGTTTAACTTTAACGTTGCCGAACTTATTAAGCGTATTATTAAATATTTAATTGAGGGGTTAATGGTTGCTATTGCAGCATTCGCTATTCCAAAGCGTTCGTTAAATCTTGAAGAAATTGCCCTAATTGCATTAACTGCTGCTGCTACATTTGCTATTTTGGATACTTACATTCCTTCAATGGGAGTATCAGCTCGTTCTGGGGCTGGGCTAGGCGTGGGATTAAATTTAGTACATTTTCCAGGGGGATTTTAACTATAATATAGTAACAAATCTTTAAATTAATTTACAATATATAATTCCAATATAAAATTGAATTATATTGAACTAATAAAAAGTTTTCTAAACAGTAGGAATAAATTCCCAATCTAATTCAACGCACATTCGTTTCCAAGTTTCATCTTGTTCGATAAGTTTTTCCCTATCCTTTAAAAGAGGAATATCATGTAAATATTGCGATTCTTCAAGAAGTTCACAAAATTTAAAAAGAACATAATAATAGTTTAAAAAATTAATGCGATAATCAGGGCAAGTTTTAGCGTATGGTGCTTGTATTTCCATAAATAAATTACATAATGTGTCTTCTAATTCGGGACTAAATACTGGGGGGTTAATGCCCAATTTATTTTTAATAAATGCGATGTGTTCATAATATTTATTAAATCCTAATTTTTTAAGAATTTCTTTTGTTTTATGATGCGTTAATTGTGCTAGTCCAATTCTTTCTTTTTTAATTTGTTGTTGTATTTGGTCAATTACGTCATTAGAAATTTGGGTAGTTTCTTTTCCTTGAAATTGAGCTAATATTTCTTTAAAATGATTAATCTTTTTATAAGCATAAAAACAAACTTCTTTTGGAGGTTCTTTATAACTAGGTTTTTCATTTTCAATAAGATAAGGAATATTTACAGCACAAATATTACAAATTAGAACTCCTTCGTCATCAAGTGGTATCATTTCTCCTTTATAACAATTTTGACATATATCTGAATCTCTTACAAATGCATTCATGTCAAGAAAAGAGTCATCAATGTTACTTAAATATTTTTGAACTAAATTTTTATTAATATTTTCATTAATATTTTGGTCTTTTTCTTGTTTTATTTTAAAAATATTAAAAAGTATTTGATTTTTAGATGTAACTACTTTGTTAGTGTCTTCAATATTATTAATATTTTTTTTATTTTCAAAGTACTCAAAAATATATTTTGAGTTATTAAGAAAATAATTATTTTTTTTATTTTTTAACTCTTTTATTATTTCATTAATATCTTTAATTCTATCTTTAGATTCCATAATTTGTTCAATTGTTAGTTTATGTTCTAATTCAAGTTGTTTATTAAGCATATATCTTTCTTCTTTAAGTGTAGGAATAGTATCAAATTCATCTTTAATAAATTCATTAACAAACTCTTTATGCTTACTATCAAGACTTGACGTATATTTTTTACATACTTTAATTTTTTTTGAAGTTTTTGGTTTAAATGATGGCATTAAATTATATATATGTTTTTGTTGTAATATTTAATTATTAATTTAAAAAATAGATAAATTAAATAATTAAACATTTAAAAAGTTGTAATAAATAATTTAGTTAAACAAATTAACTAAAATTTTAGTTAAAAATCAAAATAAATACTAACATATAATTCTAAAAATGAATATAGAAATAAAATTAGACAATGAAAAAAGTTTAGAAATAGATAAAATAAAATTTCAAAAAATGGTATTTTTATATAATGCTTTAGATAATGGATGGTCAATACAAAAAAAACAAAATTCATATATATTTAAAAAAAATCATGAAGGTAAAAAAGAAATATTAAATGATACATATTTATCTATATTTATGAAAGATAATTCGGATATAAATAAATTACTTTCGTAATCATGAAAGTAAACTCAAAATTAATTAAATTTGATTAATTTAATTAAATAATTTTTATAAATTTTTTTTCTTTTAGGAATGTATAAAATGGGAGGCGGATTAATGCAACTAGTAGCTTATGGAGCTCAAGACGTGTACCTTACTGGTAACCCTCAAATTACTTTTTGGAAAGTGACATATCGCAGATATACTAACTTTGCAATTGAATCTATTGAACAAACTTTTAACGGACAAGCAGATTTTGGACGTCGTGTACAATGCACAATTAGTCGAAATGGTGATCTTGCTTACAGAACTTACTTGCAGGTGACTTTACCTGAAATTAATCAACTTATGGGTATTGCGTCATTTGCTGCTGGAACTGGTTCTGGTGTTTATGCTCGTTGGTTGGATTTTCCTGGTGAGCAATTGATTGCCCAAGTTGAAGTTGAAATTGGAGGTCAACGAATTGATCGTCAATATGGAGACTGGATGCACATTTGGAACCAACTTACTATTACTAGTGAACAAGAGCGTGGATATTTCAAAATGATTGGTAATACTACTCAACTTACTTTTATTACAGATCCTTCTTTTGCTGAAGTTGATGGACCTTGCGACTCCTTGGCTCCTCGTCAAGTTTGTGCTCCTCGTAATGCACTTCCAGAAACAACTTTGTATATTCCTCTTCAATTTTGGTTCTGTACCAATCCTGGACTTGCTCTTCCTTTGATTGCCCTCCAATATCATGAAGTCAAAATTAATCTTGATATTCGTCCAATTGATGAGTGCCTATGGGCTGTTACAACTTTAAGTTGCAATAGTGGAGCAGCGCCACTTGGAAACACCCTTGCTAGTCAAAATACATATGTTGGTAACCAATATACTCCTGGTCGTCCAGTTCCAGCAGCAATTGCTTACAACCAATCTTTGGTTGCTGCTTCTTTGTATGTTGACTATGTTTTCCTTGACACTGATGAACGACGCAGAT